GATGGAAGGTGTTGGTCAAGCGTATTACCCAAACGCACATCCAACCGATGGTAATGTAACACGGTTAATTTGGATGGGTCCAAAAGATCAACCTATGTTCAAAGGTTCGATCAGGCATGGAGTTTTCAGAGATATTCAATTCGTAGGTGGCGATATACATATCATGCCTATTCGCGGACTGGGAACTGGGCTGTGTACATTTGAAAGATGTTCGTTCTACAAGTCTGGAGTCAAGTTTGGCGACGAGTCCTACAACGGGAACGCTGCTGACTCATCGTTTAGAGATTGCACTTTCAATAGATGTGAGAATCCTATCGAGCTTACAACCTCTCAAAATGTGAACTACCTAGTAGAAAACTCTATGTTTTATAGGTGTCCTAGAGCGGTGAATGTTTTGGGTGGCGGTATTGTTACCATGAAAAACTGCTACATGACACAAATGCCCGTGGTATACGAAATCAGAGGCGATGGATCTAAGACAGGAACTCAGAATGGAAACTTTGTAGTTCGAGATTTGAGATATGATTGGAAGCAGGACGTTGTGCCAACTTTAGTTAGAGACACTAGTTCTTATGGGTCTAGAGTTTTAGTGGTTGATAATGTTCACTCGCCAAGAGGTGTTAATTTAACAGACGTAGTAAATAATGATAAAGTAATTTGGGATGTAAAGGTAAGATAATGAAAACGATTTTTAATTTGAAGAATGTAGACCCTATGGAGCAACCTTTGTTCTTGGGTAAAGACTTGGGTGTTCAGCGTTACGATAGAATCAAGTATCCAGTATTCAAAACACTGACAAAGAAACAAAAAGAGAACTTCTGGATGCCAGAAGAAGTTGAGCTAAAGAAGGATCGTAATGACTTTAACACGCTAACTGATAACGAGAAGTTTATCTTTACAAGCAATCTGAAATATCAAACTATGCTTGACAGTGTGATCTGTCGTGGCGTTCCTACGCTGCTAGATTATGTCACCAATAGCGAGTTGGAAGCCTGCCTGATAACTTGGATGTTCTTTGAGCAAATCCATAGCGAGAGCTACAGCTATATCATCCAAAATGTTTATGCTGACTCTGGTGAAATGTTTGACGGCATTTATGAAGATAAAGAAATTATCAAACGTGCCAAGGTCGCCATTGAGGATTACGACAATCTGAGAGGAATGGCTTGCGATTCTAACACTAAGGCAGATATCAAGAAGCAGATCTACATGACTGTCATCTCGATTAATATCTTAGAAGCTATTCGTTTTTACGTCAGCTTTATTTGCAGCTTTGCTTTTGCAGAGAACAAGAAGATGGTAGGCAATGCTGATATCATCAAGTTAATCAAGCGGGACGAAGCCCTACACCTAACGACTACTCAGGAAATCTTGAAGATCTTCCACACTGTAGAGTCTGAGGGTTTCATGAAAACAGCAGCGGATTGCAAAGAGGCAGCCGTAGAAATGTTCGAAAGTGCTGCACGAGAAGAAAAGGCTTGGGCTAGTTATTTGTTCAAAGACGGAAGTATTCTTGGCTTGAATGAAACAGTCCTTCACCAATACATTGATTGGCTTTGCATGAGCCGCAGAAAAACCATTGGTCTGCCATACGAAAAGGTTGGAAAGAACCCAATCGCTGGATGGACCGAAAGCTGGATGAAATCTGAATCTGTTCAAGTCGCACCGCAAGAACACGAGATCACCAGCTACAAAATAGGTGCTAGTAAAAATGATTTAGAGGACATGGATTTTGGAGATTTAGGACTATGAGTTACGTAGATAAAATTAGACAATGGCATCACGACAGAAATCTCATTGAGGGTAGCACCGACAAGGATCAAACCTTGAAGTTGTTGCAAGAGCTTGGCGAGCTTTCTGACAGTGTGTGCAAAGGCAAAGATATAAGGGATGATCTTGGCGATATGATGGTTGTCATGATCAATATCATGGAGAGAAACGGTTTAGAGATGGACGATTGCTTAGCTAAAGCATGGGACGACATCAAAGACCGCAAAGGCAAAATGGTGGACGGGATATTTGTTAAGGAGGACGATCTGGAATAAGTATAACCACTAACATTTAGGGATGGCAAATGAAGCCTAATCGAAAACTGAAGCGTGAGATGAAACGTGATCGCAACAAGCAACGTATTACCCCATTGGAGGCTAAAACACCTAATCAGAAAGAGTATATTAGATCTATCATAGAAAACGATATCATTATTTGCTCTGGCCCTTCTGGAACAGGAAAATCTTTTATTCCAGCAGGCATCGCAGCTAACCACTTACATAAAGGTTATTTAGAGCAGATAATTGTAACCAGACCTTTGGTCTGCACAGGAAAAGATATCGGCTCGCTTCCGGGTGAGCTTGGGGAAAAGATCGCCCCATATTTATTACCTATGCAAGAAAATCTAAAATATTTTTTAAACCAAGCATATTACGGTTTGTACGCTAATGAAGGAGCCATCCAGTACAAACCCTTGGAAGTTATGAGAGGTTCTACTTTTCATAACTCATACATGATTCTAGACGAGGCTCAAAACTGCACCTTAGAACAAATCAAGATGTTCATCACTCGTATGGGCGAGAACTCTAAAGTAATTATAAATGGTGATATTAACCAAAACGATCTAAGAGGCAGAAGCGGATTAGAAATCTGTATGGATAGATTAAGCAACGTGCGTGGCGTTGCGGTATGTCATTTAGGGATTGAAGACATACAAAGGAATGGTATTATTGGAGACGTACTAAACGCACTGGAGAATTAATGCCGAAATATGACTACGAATGCTCTGGGTGTGAACATCAACTTATCGACGTACAACAATCATTTCACGACGATGCTTTGACTACATGCCCGGAGTGCGGAAAGGATGAATTATTTAGAGTTGTTACTGGCGGTATCATGGCTAAAGTAAACACCATTGATACCGTTGGTAAACTAGCGGATCACAATTCTAAAGTAAATAAAAACAAGCTAGAAGAAGAAGCTCATAAAAAGAGCGAAGCGAACCCTACAATTAAATCTTGGTATCAAAACCCCAAATATGGATCTGCTACCCATAAGGAGATCAATAAAATGACTCCTCAACAACAACACAGGTATATAATGGAGGGAAGAAAATGAAATATGTTGAGAAAATAACTCAATCTGACACAAGAGAAATTACTCTTTTCGGACGGACTGGAGAAGAGTTAAACAAAGACGCTGTTCACAACAAGAGAAGCCACTTTGCCAAGATCATAAAAGATAATGTCGAACAGACAGGAGTATCTACCTACTATATTAAGATCTATCAAAGCACTCCTTTTGATCCGATGGGGCCATACGGTAGAAGAGAGAGAAATCTTGACACTCAAATGCGTCGAGTTTCTAAAAACACTTTCGACTATTACATGACATATCTTAAAACAAACAATTCTATATATCTAACAAAGGCACAGAGAGGATTTTTAAATGACTAAGAAAGGACCGCTCAGCAAGGCTGAAAGATTTTACATTGAAAATAATACTCATATGTCGATTGGCGATCTTTGCAAGGATTTAGATCGTGCAAAAACCACTATCGAAAAGTATATTAAAAAGCTGCCAGCAGTGACTCAAGAGTCACCTTCCAGCAAAGAAGAGACTCACACAATGGGTCAGTTCGCACGCAACGGAAAAGGCTCGACGGTTATGACGCCTAACGCATCAGAGCTAGGTGACAGCTTCAGAAAAACCGGGCCTCCACCTAGATCAAAAAGGTGTACAACAAACATAAGGTGAGTAAATGGATAGGGATAAATGGTTAGCGTCATACAGAACAAACAAGTCTGCTACTTGGCTAAAAATTAAACTAACTGACGGACAATTATACTTCACTACCGATCATAAAGATTGGCTGAAAGTAAAGGAGCATTGCGACAAAAATTCTGTATTTCTTTCAGAAATGGAGTTGCAATTTAGGTCACACTGTGTTATAATGGACATAGGCGAACCAGACGCTATCTATTTTGTCCCTTCAGTTATGGGCATGGTCGGAGGCGAAACGAAGCAGTATTATACTGTTGGCCTACTTAAAGACGGTTTGATGCATAAGAAAATGTGGAAAGTTCCAGAGCTTATCATGGAAAGAGAAACCACAGAAGATTTAGAACATTGTTTTACGGAGGCTATTATCTACAATGGAGAAGAAAAGAAAGAGAACCGACAAAAGTAAATATCAGCATGAGTCCACAGGCGAGTATTGCACCTGTGCGGCTTATGTTGCTGAAATTATGTGTAAGAAGAACGCAGAGAACAAAAACCAAGGCTCCTTGCCTTATAAATTCTGGAGCAAGAAACCTTGGGACTGGACCTTCAAAAGACAACTATTCGCCGCCAATAAGTTACTAAAAGATTATAGCGAGGCAGCATTAGTGAGAGCTATCAATTCCCCTGACTTCAGGGGAATATTCTCTCTTAATCATCCTAATTGCATAAAAATTATAAAGAAGTATGAGCGTATTATAGAAACAGAAAAGGCTCAGCCAAAACAGGACATCGAAGTAAAGGTTGATGCCAAACGAAGAAAGAAGTCCTACGGAAAGAAAAATCTATTATCTAAAATGAGGAAGTTTGAAAATGGGGAAAAAGAAAACAAAGACAACGGGTAATCCGACTGTTGATGGAATCATTAAAAAATACGGCAACGTAGTTGAAAGTGGTATCGAATTACTCGAAAGGCTAAAGAGCTTAAAAGTTATCGGTATTAGCCCAGCACTTGACTGTGCTTTAGGCGGAGGTTTGAGAGAAGGAACCTGCGTTGCTATGGCCGGCGACCCTAAGACCGGCAAAACCACAACCGCTTTGTACTTTGCGGGCAAGGCTCAACAACAAGGAAAGCGGGTATATTATATCTGCTCTGAAGGGCGTGTTGATCGTCACAATCTTGAGCAAATTAAAAGCCTAGATGCAGAGAAGGTGCAGATCATTCAGTCATCTGATGATAAAATCCTGTCTGCCGAGGATTACCTCAACATCATGGAGAGGATTATCAAAGAAGAAGAGGATGTAGTATTGATTTGCGACTCTACTTCTAGCATGTGTCCTCGTGATGAACTTGACGGTGAGATTCGTGCCAACGTTCGTAATGGCCTACCGCGACTGCTTGCTATGTTCTTTAAGCGTATCGCCAACGATGTTCAGAGAACTGGAGCTATTTGTATCTTCATCACTCACAACATCGCTAATACTGGCGGCTCACGCTGGGCTCCTGCTAAGATGGCTGACTCTGGTAATAAGTTGCAGTATCAAATTAGCACCAACATGTCTATAACTCATCGCAACAAGTGGGAAGACAATGACGGCAATCATATTGGCCAAATTGCTAACTGGGTAATTAAAACAAGCTCGGCTGGCGGTAAACCCAACAGCACTTGTGCTAGTTATATCCGTTATGGCATTGGTATCGACGAGGCAAGAGAGATGGCAGAACTAGCAACGGAACTTTGCCTAATCGACAAATCTGGAGCTTGGTACACACTAGACTGTGTTGTTAACAACCAATCAGATCCAACAATTGCAAAGTGGATCGAAGAAAACTCTGAAGGCAAGGAGCCAGAGAAGCTATTTAAGTTTCAAGGAATGGCTAAAGTTATAGATTTCCTAGAAGATAATCCTGTAATATATGACTTTATATATCAGGAGCTAAGGAGTTTACTGTGAGAATAATCGGGTTAAACGGCAGAGAGTACAACTTAAACCTGCAAAAGTACGCAGTGAATGATAGATCTAAAAAGTCTTATTACCATATTAGTGCTAGTGAGTTACTTAGGGATGTGTTTAAGGGTTATAATATATACGAAGAGGTCAAACTTCCGGGATCTACGGCTAAATATAAAAGATCAGTTTTATACCTTGACTTTTTTATTCCTAATGTTAATATAGCTGTAGAGGTACATGGGCAACAGCATTTTAAGTATATACCATTCTTTCACAAGTCTCGTGCTGGTTTTGCTCAAGCAAGAGGCAGAGATAGAGACAAGGAAGAGTGGTGTAAAATAAATGGTATTGAGTTAGTAATTTTTAGATTTGACGAAGACCCAGAATATTGGAGGGAAAAAATTGAACTCGCAAGATAGGTTAGAATACTTTTTGAATGGTATCACAGAGTATATCGAGGGAAAGAATTTGCAGCCATGTAAATTCAAAAAAGAGTTCCAGAATGCAGATCAGATATCTGACGAGCGACTAAAAACGCTGACTAGAGATGAGCTGTTTGACGAAGCGTTTCTTTTATACCAGTACGCAGATCATGTCGGCCAAGAGCGTGCCCACACTGAGAATGTTATCCGCTGGTGTAGCGATACGTTGCAAAGAGTTATAGCTTACGGTGTTCAGCATGGGGAGTGGGACAAGTTCGCAAAACATGATACTAAAGTCGCGACAATTCTCGCCAACGACTCCATAGCCAGTGCCGTCAACAACTGGAAGCTCACTGCTGAGGGCAGACTTGAGCATCTAAGAAACAGAGAATACAATATTAAACGGAAAGCCGAAATCTTAATTGAAAAAGGAAAAAGAAAATGAGTGAAGACATACTACAAACATTACTGTCTACGTTGACAAAAGAGCAAAAAGAACAATTGGTTGCTAAACTTATCACAGATGTTGGTAATCTACAACCAGAACAAGAGCCAGAGCCGACCACTAAGCCCTCAAAAGCCAATGATTTCTCTACGAGTTGGGGCAAGAATATTGAAGGGAAAGCTCCAGTCAAAGCCAAGTCTAATACTTGGTCTGACACCGGAGAGTCAAGAGACCCAGACTTTGACCCAGCTAAGTATGAGTCCATTGGTCGAGCTACTAGGCCGCAAGCGTCTAGAACAAACATTGTAAAGAAAACCTGCTCGGTTTGCAATAAAGAATTCGAGATCGCTTCTAGCCTTGTTTACGGAGAATTTATCCGATGCAACAGATGCACTGGATAATCCTACTTTTTTTCTATTTTTTACTTGCGAAATTTGAGTTTGCAGACTATAATATAATAGTCATTTGTTTATTGAGGATGGGTAATGAAACTTTCGGATATTGGTGCTGAGCGTGCCGTACTAGCTGGTCTGGCTAACTACGGCCTTGAGGCTTATGTTGATTTGATGGAGATAATCACCAGTTCAACATTCACAGACCCCAACAACCAAGTAATATATGAATGTCTAAGCAAGGTCGCTATGGAAGATGGCGTTGCTGACATTCCTTCTATCGTTTCTGCTGCGGAGTCTCTTGGTGTAGAAGAAGTCATTACGACTCAGAATAACCTAGACTACATTCTAGATCTAATCAACTATTCTGTAGATAAACGCAACATTATGCGTTTTGCTATGCAGATCAAGAAGTTTGAATTCGCTCGTAATTCTAAAAAAGTCACCAAGTCTATTGAAAAAAACATAGACAACATGACTGGAGACGAAACCTTTGATCAGATAGTGAGCATGATCGAGACTCCGCTTATTGACTTCCTTAGAGAAGATGAGCATGGCGAAAAACCGCAGATGATTGGCGAAGGGGTGGATGACTACCTAGAATTTGTCATGGATAACAAATGCGATCAGTTGGGATTGTCTTCCGGCTTTCCTAACTATGACGCTGTTCTTGGCGGTGGACACAGAAGAGCCTGCGTTGATGTTATCTCTGCTCGTCCGGGTGTTGGTAAATCTGTCATCTCTGACAACATCGCTATCCATAACACAAAGGCCGGTATTCCTGTACTCATGGTTGACACAGAGATGAAAGTGGACGACCACTACAATCGTGTTCTGGCTCACATGTCTAGTGTCCCGCAAGACGAAATCGCCACTGGTCGCTTTGCCAACGACGAAGAGAAATACAATGCTGTAAAACGAGCTGCCGCAGAACTTAAAGAAATGCCATATACCTACGAGTGTGCAGCAGGAAAGCCGTGGGAGAATATATTAAACACTATCAAACGCTGGGTTCTACAAGAGGTAGGAACAGATGAAGATGGTAGAACAAACGACTGTCTAGTTATTGTAGACTATCTGAAACTAATGTCTGCTGGAGGAATTGTAGACATTAAAGAGTTTCAAGCTCTAGGCTTCCAGATCCAAGAGCTACACAATCTTGCCGTAAAGTATGATATCCCTTGCGTATGCTTGACCCAGCTGAATCGTGACGGTATCACACAAGAGACTACGGCCTCGGTGAGCGGCTCTGACCGCATTATCTGGTTCTGCACCTCGTTCTCTATGCTTAAAGAGAAGTCGCCAGACGAGCTGGCTGAGGATGGTCCACGAGGCGGTAATCGTAAACTAGTTACTCTAAAAGCCCGTCATGGCCCAAGAACCCTAAACGGGAACTATATTAACTTTAGATTTGAGGGTGAGTACGCAAGGCTCACAGAATTACACACAAGAGATCAAGGACTTGCTAATCCCGATGGCGGAATTGAAGGTTCGGAAATTCCATTGTTCGAGGAGGAAGATGAATAACCATATAACCAATAAGTTTAATGAAGATAAGAGCATAACCCTAGAAACATTATTTGGCCACAAGCATATCATAGAATTTCTTTGGGCGGAGCATACTTCTTACTCTTCGTTTAAAGGTTGGTTCTCGCATACTACTACAAACAGTAGGGACTTAGCTTTTGGTATACGTATAACCAAAAAACTGTTTAATTCTAAATATAAATTTGTAAGTCATATACAAAGCAATAACCTGCGTGGAACAAGTGTTGATGAGTTCTACTGTGTTAGATGCGACAGGGTTTTAAGTAATAATAGAAAAAGACAAAGAGGCGTCTCTGGCGGCAACAAATGCAAGGAATGCTACAATTTAGGTAGATTAGAAGAGAGACAAAAAAACCCGCAAGCAAAAATTAAAAGCAGTTTGCAAAGCTACACTAATACGGCTTACAAAGCAATAAGATGCCAAGGGAAGCCCGGAAGCAAGATGTATGATATGCTTGGCTGCACAACTGCTGAATTTAGAAAGTATATTGAAAATCAATTTCAGGAAGGCTGGACTCATGAAAATAAAGGTTCTGTCTGGGAAATAGACCATATTATTCCGTACAATAATTTTGACTTAACAGATTACGAGCAGGTAAAGCAGGTTATGCACTATACAAACGTTAGGCCGTTATCTATAAAAGAGAACCGAACTAAAGGAGATAAATATGAAAATTAACAATGAACCCAAATTAGATTTTGATGATGTACTAATCGTGCCGCAGCGGTCAAGCGTTGGCAGCAGAGGTGACGTAAACTTGAAACGTAAATTCAAGTTCTATCATTCTCAGAAGCAATGGTACGGAACTCCCATCATCGCTTCCAACATGGTTGCTACTGGGACTTTTAGCATGTCGGCAGAGCTGATGAAGTATGGCATGATTACTTGCCTACACAAGCACTATGATTCAGACAAGTTAGCAGCTTATTACGAATACTATGACGCCTTTCCTTACACTTGGGTTACTCTAGGTATGAACTCTACTGGCGAGGCATTCCAGAATATAGATATTGTAGCTCAGAAGCATGGATTCTATCCTAATATCTGTATTGATGTTGCCAATGGTTATACAGAATATTTTGTAGATTACTGCAAAGCTATCCGTCAGTCTGTTGGAGCAAATCCAATTATTATGGCGGGCAATGTTTGCACCCCTGACATGGTGACAGAACTCATCTTGCATGGCGGCGTTGATATCGTCAAGGTGGGTATTGGTCCCGGAAGTGCTTGCACCACGAGACTAAAAACCGGCGTTGGATACCCACAATTATCTGCCATCGCTGAATGTGCCCATGCTGCTCACGGGCTACGCAAAGACACTGGCCGTCTAGGATTAATTTGTGCAGATGGAGGCTGTAGGACTCCGGGAGATGTTGCAAAAGCATACGGAGCTGGAGCTGATTTTGTGATGCTTGGCGGGATGTTCGCTGGGACCGATGAGTGCGAAGGCGAAGTGAACGATGGCGTCTTTACTTTTTACGGAATGTCGTCACAAATGGCTCAAGAAAAACATGGCGATGGACTCAAAGAGTATCGTGCCAGCGAGGGGCGAGTGATTGAGATGGAGACCAAAGGTCCAGTTCAAGATGTAATAAGAGACATTCAAGGCGGCGTAAGAAGTGCTTGCACTTATACAGGAGTAGATAATCTCAAGGATTTTGCAAAGGCTTGTCAGTTTGTAAGAGTAAACAGAACCCACTTTGACCAGACGGTGTAATATGTCATTAACAACTTGGACTGTGATTATAGCCAGTTTGTGTTATATGTTATGTTTAGTTGATAACATCAGACAGCAAGACTGGGGACATGCAATAATGTGGACTGGTTATGTTTTAGCGAATTTAGGTATTATATATTATGAGTACAGTAAAGCGAACTCTGGATCTTAATAAAGTAAAAGAAATTATATTTAATGATATATCTAAACTACTAGATAGTTTTGGTATAGAGTATTATCAGGATATGGACAATGTGTTCATGTGCTGTCCTTGTCACGAGGGCAGCGATAATCCTAACGGCTGTTCCATATCATTAGAGAAAGAGATGTGGAGATGCTGGACTCGTGGCTGTAATTCTGAATATAACTCAGATATATTCGGT